TAACGGGTTTGTTTCGTAAAGCTGCTTCGACTGCTCCCATGCCTACACCTTCTGAAGACGAAAAACTGACATAACAGTCTCCCATTTCATGTATTTTTTCCATTTCTTCATCTGATATGAGTCCGTTTATAAACGTAACATTAGGTATTCGCGCTTCGACGGGTTGTTTACACGTTGCTTTTACCAATAAACGTGAATCTGGTTTATTCATACGTACGAATGTTTCTATGATTTTATTAAAATTTTTACGTGGGTCGTGAACATTACCTATATGGTAAAACGTATACGGTCTCTTATCGGGTATATGTGCGTGTATAACGAAAAAATCTTTATCAGGAAACTGTTTTTTAAAAACTTTTCTACAGAATTCACTCGGTACGGCAATTCTATCGAATAAGTCAAAAAGTTTACCATAATCTTCGTGTACTGTTTCTGTTTCACATACGGTCATACACGTCACATGTTTAATTTTTCTTTTTATTTCTGGTATTTTATCTAACCAGTATGGTACAGGTAAAGCAAATATAAACGCTCTTTCACATTCCGGAATTTTTTCGTGTATTTCTAAGTATTTACTTCTAGGAAAAAGGTTCATATATTTTTTACAGTGTTGACCTATACCACTCAGGGGAGTTGGTCCAATGAATAACATTTAGTATAAAGATAATATTTCTTTTATATATATTACGCGATGGACTCTATCAGAAAACAAATTGAAGATGCACTTCAAAGACCGAAAATCAATAAAGAAACTATTTATGGTATTCTTAAACAAATTGTCGATGTAATCGAACCACCAGCTCCAGCTCCAGCTCCAGCTCCAGCTCCAGCTCCAGCTCCAGTACCAGTCCCAGCTCCACCAAAGGCTCCAGAACCAGCTCCAGCTCCACCAAAGGCTCCAGCTCCACTAAAGGCTCCAGAACCAGCTCCAGTTCCAGCACCAGAGAAAAAGAAGACGACTACACCAAAGAAAACCGTAAAGCGTGTCGTTAAAAAGAAGGTTGAGGAACCGAAGGCGTAAATTTATTTTTTACAAATACAAATCCACCAATAATCATAGCTAAAAATAACACTAAATAACGTAAAGGATACTTTTTCTTTTTTTCTATTTCCATTTTTTCGATATCCTCCTTATCTGGAAGTTTTTTAACGTTTATGTTAAGATCATCTATCTTCCCGATAAGTTTATGTAACGCTTCGAGAATTTGTACTTCTTTATTGATAGGTTTTTCTTTGACGTCTATGGTTGTTATTTCAAGAACCATGTACCAATTCGCATCCGGTTGGAGTGTTTTATAATCACCGTCACCTTGTGATTCGTATATTTTAAAATTAAGTTTTTGTATCGATATGGGATTGAATAAATTTGTCTGACGCTGAAACGATCTCCACTGTTTATCACGCATGATAAAATCATTACTTCCCGTAAAACTTCGTTCTAATGGTACGCGCGCTAGGATCTGTCCGTTACGTTCATTTAGTATTTGACCACGTTTTGGGATATCATCACATACTATATCTATATACTTTGCTACATTTGTATTGCCTAAATCATTTTCACCTACTTGTGTGATATAAAAATCAACTGGTTTTATACCAATTACTTCTGATATTTCTTCGACGTGTAGATTAGATTCAAGTGATAAATCAATAGTGAATGTGTTATTTGTACCATTAACGAATTCGGAATCCACAATTATGTATTGTACTTTTTTTGGTAAGTCCTGGAGAGATACCATATTGTATTTAGTATATAAAAAAAATAAAGGTAATTACTAACAGTTATGTTTACATTCTACAAAAGTGTATGTAACTTAATAGCGCCTACCCCAAACCCCGTGAGTATAAAAGCATTTCCTTCCATAAATGTATTTGATAATGATTATATCGTATCCAAAAATGAAGCGAATGAAACAATCATTTTAGAAATACCAAAACAACCTAAGTTATATTATACATGGAAAAAATAATAAAAAATGAAATGGAAGACTATATCGCCTTACACACGTACGACTACATTCTCGCCTTTTGTCAAGCGACAAACGAACTCCCGGGTGACATACAAAGACTCGTATGGGACAAAGTTAATAAATACGACGCGTGTTCTCTCGAGTGCCCAGGGGCACCCAAAAAACGAAAATACGGTATGGGAGGAAAAACTGAAAAACTCGATAAACTTATTCGGCGATGGCGAGAACTGTACGGAACTCCATGAACACGCGTATAGTGAGTTTTGTTTTACGGATACGCATGATATTGTAAAATACGCAAACGAATTAAATCGTTCTAAATATAGGGAGGTACAAAATTATAAAAGAGAACTCATGTATAACAGAATGTATGGTATTTTATGGGAATTATCACCGGTACCTAAAGACGATTTTGTACACGAGGATAAACTCGTCGAGTTACAAGTTCGTTTACATGAATCTATAGAAAGGTGTGAAGCCTTTGAAGAGAAAGAGAAAAAGTTTAAAGAAAATATACTAAATAAAATGTAATGTAATGCTGAGTATAATAAATCCGTACACTAAAACCATTCGAATATCATGTCCTACTAAACGTAAAGAAGGTATAGCTGAATACGAGCAAGTCAAGGCTAAAATTAGAAAATCAACTTTACAATACGGTATCGCCGTTTCAACGTACCATTTTATTTTTCATACACCTATTGATGGTGTGTCAGCGACTTTGGGTACAATTGCATCTTATATGTATGTCGATTCACTTTCTTCTTACGTCGATAACATAGAAAAAGTACCTAGTTTAAATAAACGATTATTGTTACCGACATGTCTCGCATTGGCTGAATCTTTGTGGAATACATCGGAATTACCATTTGATTTTAATATGGGGGCAACCTTATTTGGATTTTTAGCGTATAAAATGGCATTTTATCAAATTGTTGCTGAAGAAATATTAATGTACAGAGAAGACCTAAGTGATATAGATCAGATATAATATTAATATAAAAATGTCTCTTATTTACGAACTTACAAAACAAGCTGTTACTATTGAACGACTTCCAAAACTCGACGGTATTTTATCGAGTTTTAGAAGTGATAAGTTTGCACACGGTACATATTCACAAGTATACGGTGTGAAACCAGAACACAATTTTCCTAGAGAATGTAATCCTAAACATCTCGACCACGTCGCGTATTTTGGTGTTTCTTCATTTAATGATAAAATGCATATACTTGATTTTATGTATGAAGAGAAATACGAAAACGGTATGCGAATGGGTATTCTCGAACCGGCATTACAAATGTTGGCGAAAGATGGTTTGAAAACCATGATTGTTCCAAGACACATTTCAGAAGAATGGATTGATTTTTGGATGAACTACTTTAAAAATGAATTCAAGTGTCGGAAAACACTCTTACACTTTATCGAAAAATATAATCTTCACGGAAGCGTGGATTGGACGGAACTTTACAATACATTAAGTGACGATATGGACTTAAACAATAGCAACTAATGTGTAATATAATATAATGAGCCTTACTTACGAACTTCTTAAAAAATGTACCACGATCGTCGAACTTTTCGATGTTAATCAACTTTTTTCCGAATTAGTGGGTAAAAAGTGTAAAGTATACGGTTTGCGTGCCGATTTTGGGTACCCCGAACACCTTATTCCTAAAAATATGTATGGGTACCTCGCCTATATTGGTATTTCTAATAAAAAACTCGAAACGTCGTACGGTCAAGCTCAATTTATTGAATTTTATTACGAACCTAAACAAAACGGTGTTTTAGAAAACTTTTTCGATATGTATATCGAAAGTGAAAAGAACATTCTCGAACAGAGTGGATATAAAAAAGACGAGGATTTTACGGTTGAACTGTTTCCAAGTAAAATTACGAAAAAGAATCTTTCGTTTTGGAAACGATATTTAGACGATGAATACGATGTTAATGATAAAATTTCTTTACGCGATTTCTTAGACGATTACGAAATCGAACACAAAATCGATTACGATATATTAGAAGAAGGATTACCTGAAAACATCGACGATTTGGATAATGAAAGTGAATACGAAACGGATTCCGAACTCGAAGAAGGTGAAATAAGAACCTAAGTACGAGATGTTAAAAAAATGATTAAGAAAATGCGTCCAAACTGTGTATACGAAAACTGTCTCTGTCGCCAAGGAAAAAACGGGTTTTGTGTGAAACACCGTGAAATTGGCGAAGCCGTCGAAGCCCTTTTACTTTTAAGAAAATTAACACACCTAAGTTGTAATAAAACAAAATAAAAATTAATACATTAAAAATGGAAGCTCTTACCACGTTAATGCAAACTCTCGACCTCAATTCTAAGATAATTTCTGAAGGTGATTATCTTAAAATGTGTGACTCGATAAAGAAAATTCACGATTATATCAAATACGAATCTGAGTCTGAAAGTGAAGACGAAGAAGAATTTAGAATCCGTCGTGTTGATATACCTATACCTTTTTCACCTGTTCCTAGACTCCCACCTTTTGGAGATAATCTCGACGATCTTACCATATATGATACAACACCACCACAATCAAGACGTGGGGATTTCGTACACGTGGATTTACCACCTATACAAACACCACCACCTGTTCCAGAACCTTTACGTGATTATATATTGGAAGATAATCTTATTGAGGTAAATAGACTAATTCACGAAACATTAAAAAAAATGGAAAACTTAAAACATAGACGAAACATAACCAATGTTGTCCGCCAAGAAGCTGTGAAAAGGCGTGCACAAGAACTCGGTATTCGATTACATCGGTATACGGTTGGGTCACTTTTTGATGCTGGACACGATGTTGGTGACGTGCGTCTTTTTTTCAAAACGTACCTTGAAGATTACAATGATGATATAGATAGACAATACGAAGAATTGTCTGCAGAATTAAAAGAGCTTGAACATGAAAAAACACTGATTATAGATGAACTTATAAATTTTTAATTAAAAATCATTTTACACCATTTTTCATTAATGTTGCCGAAAGGCGAGTACTCGAACAATAAATGTATTAACGCGCCTGCTAAAATCAGAACACCCATACCCTTATACACGAATTTCGTAAGACCCATAACTAAACCTTGTAAAAGAAGACCGATAAATAAAGCTTCCATCAGGACAGTGGTAAAAGCGCGCATTTTTTATCTTATACTATAACATAATATAAAAAAAATGGATTACCAAGCAATTGGAATATTTTCGGCACTCGCTATTTTCATGGCTATATTTGTTTATGTACTTATGAGTAGATCTAAAGCTTCGAATACGAAACCAGAAATTGAAATGAAAGAGGAATAAATTAATTTAATTTAATAATATTATCTTGTGATATATAAAATGATACTTTTGATTACTATCATTCTATTTATCATATTTTTGATTTATAGTATAAAACCCAGGAGCGAAGAGTACACGCTCGAGGGTCT